TACACATCAACTGTACAGGATTTAATAGACAACGCTTGTATAGAATTTCACATCGAAGATTTGTTAAAAGCTGGACAGAGACAGTGGAAAGCTGTTATGCAGTATGTTGGTATGCATCTATTCCCAGATACTAAAGTATTAAAGGACAAGAGTTTAAGTCCTCTTGGTAATGCAACTATACCGACTAACTGCAATAGATACGATAGAGAGGTATTATATAAGCTCTGTGATTATTATATATATCTCTCCAATGTGTACAGCAAGTTGGTGAGTACAGTAGCATTTAGTTATTTTTGTAATATACCCACTACAACGTTTGACCTTTGGAAAGACGAGGAATCAAGTTCGGTGGCTTTTAAGATTTGGCAAAAATTGCAACGATCTCGTAAGGATTGCATCCTTGATCGTGCGTACGACTCCAACAGCCCTGTAGGCACTATGTTCGTGGGAAATAACGAATTTGGCATGAATCAGCCCGGCATTGGAGATAATGCCACCCAAAGAAGGGCAATCACAGCGCAGGAGCTGCCAAGATTGGACGAGAAAAAGAGCCAAGAATTGCACGCAATTGACACACAATTTGTCGGCGCGGCTGCAAATAACACGGTCTAAATTGTGTGTGATTATTCTACAATTCACAAATGCAGTAATATCAACGGGTGTAGCGTTTCAACTATTCGTGAACTATTCGGAAAAGTTAGGTTTTGCGAATAGTTGCAAGGGTATGACATGAATTGTATTAAAACAATTTGATTTTCACACAATGACAACAAAACGAAACGGAAAATATTTTAGATTTCCATGTTTGCAAGAAAAGGATGGGGAGGGGGTCTGACAGAAAGACCACCGGGCGGCTACTAAGTCCCTTAAATACCTCAAAAAATAAAAAGCCACTTACAGTACTCATTGACATTTTACAGAAATTGGCTTAATATAAACATAAACAATTCACTTTCACGTTGCGAATCGCAACTACATTTCCAAAAATTTTTAAAAACAAAAAAGAGTGTTTCGGACAGGAGAATGACATATGACCGGAAATGAGTACCAGAAATTAGCCATGCGGACGAAAAACCACAAGGCGACAGAAAGAATTTCGGATAAACTCGATTTGCTTAAATTTTGCAAAAAGAACAATATCGCATCCGAAGTACAAAATTACGATCTTGGTGGCATCTTTAATGCTTGCCTTGGATTATCCGGCGAGGTTGGAGAGTTCAACGACATGATTAAAAAGTGGATTTTCCACGAGAAACAGCTTGATATTGACCATGCTAAGAAAGAAGCTGGCGATATTTGTTGGTATCTTGCAATGCTTTGCGAATCCTTCGGCTGGAGCCTTGATGAAATCATGCAAATGAACGTAGACAAACTTAAGGCACGTTATCCGGAAGGGTTTGACATTGAAAGAGCAAACCACAGGGCGGAGGGCGATGTGTAATGGCAAGCTGCAGCAATGAGTTGATGAAAACCGAGTATTCCGAAACCTTTGATGAAAAACGCAAAGGATTGATTGAACAGTCGTATTACAAATACGGACCGGCAAGAATGAACTTTTCTACCGGAAATGTGGATGCAATCGAAAGTTTGAAAATGAATCTTTCCAAGTTTGAAGAGACCGGGAATCTTGAATATCTGTGCGACGTTGCAAATTATGCCATGTTCCGGTTCATGTTTCCGCAACAGGGCGAATACTTCAAACATACGAATTCTGATGAATCTGCCGGACTTTTCGGCATGAGCGTGAATGAAATGGAACGATTCAAACAGGAACACAGCTTTGATGATGGGAGATATTGATATGGCTTTGAAAGTTATTGCAACAGCGACAGATGTCCTCGTAATACTTGGACTTATGGGAGGACAGGTAAAACAAAAAGACAATTCAAACGCAATTGGTTATTTGCTTTCATACGCGATCTTTGCAATGAATATTATGGTCATTTGGAAATGATGGGCTATCGCCAAACGGTAAGGCACAGGATTTTGATTCCTGCATTCCGGGTTCGAATCCCGGTAGCCTAATTGGTTGCATGCTGACGTTTCATGTAGCCACGTATGTTTTTCATATGTACTTGAACCCTTGGTTGAGTGATTCAAGCATTTGGGTTTCTCCTTTCGCCACTAGGACGATTCTGTTAAGGACGGTGCGAGACCGTCCGGTGGTATTCTATCATGCGTCTATCCCACGGCGCATGATCGTGTGTAACGCATAGCACGTAAAACATATTGCTAACCGTCTTGTGGCGGTTCTGGGGAAGCGGCAACGATTGGCGGTGTTGCGGCTGACTGTAAATCAGTTCCCGAGTGGTAAACATTGGAGGTTCAATTCCTCTCTTCCCCACTTGCAGAAATAAAAATAGAGCGTAAGATACGGTAGCGGCGCAAGGTGCTTTGTAAATGTACAAGTCGGGTAAACAGCCGGGAGGCACCCTACCGATAAACAACAGAAAATCATGACGCCTGTCCCTATTAGTAGGTGCCGACTAACTGTTGCATAGTATCTGTTTCTGCAATCAAGCAGTGTTCCCATAATGGTATTGGAACGGCTTGCTAAGCCGGTCGGGCGTTTATTCGCCTTGTAGGTTCGAATCCTACACACTGCGCTTGCGGAATATTTATATCAAACAAAAGACACGGAATCTCACGAGGATTCCGATTTTTGCTATGATTGGGGTACAAAATATGACAAACTGCGTGAATTGTGGCGCACCAATCGAAACAGATAAAAAGGTGTGCCCTTATTGCAAAACTCCATATGATGTAAGCGGATTCAAGGCTGAAATAGGGGAAATGTTCGGAGAAATCACGATTTGTGGGAAAATAAGCAGAGTATATCTAGAAAATGTAGAACGCAAGCAGTTATTAAACAGCGAACCATATTTTGATACAGATGGCATTTTGCATCGTGAGATTCCAAAAGAAATAAGAAAATTTACTTTGATTGAGGTGTAATATGTGTGATTTTTGCAAAGACATAGGAATCGGAATACCGGATTATGATTTCCTTACTCTGGATAAAAACGGAAAAGTACCGTCCGGTAATAAAATAGAAATTCGGAAAATTGCAGACAAACACGCGCTTGTTTTTACGAATAGTGCCGGAGAATACGGCGCAGGAGCGATAAATATTGCGTTTTGCCCTATCTGTGGTAGAAAGCTGGTGTAATAATGAAACCATTAGAAAAAATATTTTTTAGAGCTTGCGTGAATGAGCAGAAAAGAAAATTGCCTTCAAGCAATCGAGAATTGAGCATAAGAGCTATTGGGAATATTTTTGAAAGGCTTGGATTCTCATATAAGCAGTTAATGTATTATGTCAGAAAGTGGTCTGACAGGGGATTTTATGATTACGGAACAACGCTTGATTTGGGATGGTTTGAATTTGACAAACTGACCGGAGAATATAAACGGATTTATGATTCTATGACAAGTACGGACGGATGGAAAGATGGAGAGTTGGCAAATTATATTGTCAGCAATTCTTTTAATCGAGAGCGGATAACTAATTTTTCATTGAGAGAACATCTTGGAATCGGACAGGATAAAGAATTTTTTAATCCGTACAGAAAGGTGGAAGAATGAATGAATGAATTAACACAAAGCAAAGACGGATATATCGTATTTGACGAGAGCGGAACTTGCGCGCTTGCATATGGCGCAGCGGAAAAATGGTTCAAGACCTATGATGAAGCAATCAATTATGCTTTAGAAAAAGTTACTAAAAATTGTGAATTATTTAAAGACCGCATTGATTTTAACTCTGTAATTGTTTATGAGGGTTCAGAAGGATTTATGCATCAGTCGCACAGTATTCCTTGCGGAAAAGTGTTGTTTTGGTGGAAGAATCATAAATAGTTTGGTGGTGGATAAGAATGTGTGAATTTTGTGATAATGAATCGAAACAAATAATTGATGATAGAGAGAAGGATTCTATTTTGTACATTTCCGATTCAGAAAAAGAAATGAGAATTTTTCTTGAATATCTCAAAGAGAAAATGGACAACAACGGAAAAGAATGTTTCTTAGATGGAGAACATGATATTTTAAAAACAGAAAATTACAATGTTGTCTGTAAAAGTATTCATGGTACTCTACTTGGAGTCGGATATGGGTATTGTCTACATTACT